TCGGCATCCATATAAATCAGCTTGTGCGCGGTAAAGGTGTCCTCTATCGCGCCGTCGCCTATCTTTATGCGTACGTTTATCATCGCTCAATCAATTTTATTGTCTTGCGCTTGAACACGCAATTGTCACTCTTTGCCCCCACAACCTTGCAGTCCTCGGCGATATACAGCGGCACCGCGATTGCAGGCTCGTTCTCCTGCTCGCACTCCACGCGGATTTTACATCCGTTGGCGAAATACAGCATCGGGATAACGGCATTGTCGTAGTCCATCGCAACCTTGATTGTTCCCTTGCAGTCGTGGAAGATGTAAGCCTGCAACTTGTCGAAAACTTCACCGTCGAAAGTCCTGCCGACGAATACGCCCTTGTCTTCGATGTCTGAGAACTCACGGCGCAGAAGTTTGAGACTTGGAAAGCCGCGCTCCATGCACCAGTCCGGATTTTCTACATAGAGATTAATTAGCTCGTCTCTGTCGTAGGCCCGCATCTGGGCATAGCCATCCGCGCAGATTCCTCCGCGTCGCGCATCCTCCATAAGCGTTTCTTTCAACTGCAATTCTTCCATATCGCAAAGTTAGCGATATATTGTCAATTATGCAATAGAAACTATAATTCAGCTTTATATTTTATCGGGCAATAGCATAACCTTTGGGGTGTGAAGCTCGCGCCACTTTTTGCGCAGATACTCCATCGTGCCGTTAAAGTTTGTCAGAAAGCCGTCGTTGATAAGGTCGGCAACCTTGCGCTGGAAACTGAACAGCTCACGCATCTTCTTTTCATCGCCATGCTGATTTCGTATCATCGTGGCGTGGGCGTTGAACACGCAGTAATTGATAGCCTCTGCGATTTTAGGCATTGCGGCTCTCATAAAGTCCTTGCTCACGATTTTGCTTACTGCGGCGGCAAGCTCCTTATAACTATCTCCGGCTTCATTGCGATAGGCGAGCATTTGGTCGGAAACAAATTTGAGAACGTGGTATTCAAACCGAGGGCTAAGATACATCGCGAACTTCACGAACAAAACGGGGTGAAGCCATGTCCCGCCATTCTTGCCTTTGTTGGTCTTTGAGAGCTTGTTTTTTAATTCCGTAAATTCTACGGATTTAATTCCAAGCTCATTTTCAGCGATTTCCGACATTAGGTCGGGAAGGTTGGTGCTTTTCCAAAAGTTGTCTATCTCGCGTTTGTTGTCCGGCATTGTTTCATTCCATGCCTTTGCCAATGCTGTGGCGTTGAAATAGCCGTCGGAGGTACGTTGCGCCACGTCAAACACACCCATCTTCCGTATCATCACTTGGTTTGTTTTCATATATTATAATGTATCTTTGCGTATCTATAAAAAGATACCCCCAAGCGAGGCCACTACACACTCGCAAGGGGGATTATCTCAAATAAGGTTCTGTGAGTAGTGGTTCACGGCACAAAGATAATGCTTTATTGAAAATTACGCAAACATTTCTATAATTTATCTTTAGGTTTCGGGCTGCTAATTTAAGAACGTGTTGAAGCCCGTAGTCGCGCCTTTCGTCCGCAACGCCCGTCCGAGCATGGTGTGTATCTCGGCAAGGTGCTGCTCCATCCGTGGCAGACTTGAAAGGTGCTGGTTGGCGGTCGTGAACATTTCGGTGTAATCTATCGCTCCCGTAGTGATACCCGAAGCTGTAGGCAATGCCACGCCACGCCCCTCCATAAGCGCAACCACCCTCGCAAGGTTCTCGTCTATGCGCGGAATCGGAGCGGCATAGTATAATAATGTGTTCCCGATCGCCGCAGCCGTGTTTATCTCCTCGGAAGTCGCCCCGGCTATATTTTTGGCTATGCCCGTGAAGCCCTCTGCTTTCTCACGTCCGTCATATCCCCATTTCTTTGCCCACTCCATGATGACAGCCCCGGCGGCATTGGCATCCTTAGAACCTTTGTCTGCGCTTTCCATTACTTTGCGCCAAAAGTTCTCGTCGTAGAAGTCGTCCTCATCCATCTCGTCTATCATCTTGAACGTGGGTTCCAATGCCCTCTGCATGGCTTTTGCCATAAGCGACTCCACCACCATGTTTTCTATCATCTCGTGGAACTTCTCGCTCATGGCATCAGCGGTGTTCCCGAACTCCTTGTATGCGTCAAGCCATGCCTGTGCGAAATCGCGTGCTGCGGATGTTAGGTCTGTGCCGAGCATCCGCTCCGCTATCTTGCCTTGCATGTCGGCTATCTGGTCGCCGATGTCGCGGGCTTTGTTAAGGAACTCCTGCGCCTTTTCCTCGTCAGCCTTTTTCCCTTTTGACATCTCCGCCTCATATTGCTTCATATAGGCTTGCTGTTGCGCAAGGAGTATCTTCTGCTGCTGTTTCTGATTCGCTACATAATCAGACCCGAACACCTTGTCAGCTGCTTTCTCCAACCGCCCGTAGGTGTATTCAAGCTGATCGAGAAGATTTTGCTGACGCTCAATCTCCTTGTTGGCCTTGCGGACTTTTGAACCGCTTATCCAAGATGCAATGGCACTTCCTACCGCCAATACTCCTGCGGCAATGGCTATATACGGATTCGATTCAGCTATTGCGTTGAATATGGCTTGTGCGGTGGCGGCGGCGTTTATCGCCGTGCTCATAGTTTGCAGAGAGCTGATTGCTGAATCGAATACAAGTCCGGCGGCTGAATCCTCAGATATGCCGAGCAAGTCTTTTATTTCGCTAAGCTCCCCTGCGAGTTGGTCTGCGGTTGAAGCTACTTTTTGCAAGTCTTTGAAAAACTTTGTTGTGGCTTTTTTCTGCTTGTCCTGCTCGCCCGTAACTTTTTGTTCGGCTTTCTTCACCTTATCAGCGGCTTTTGCTTTTGCCTGCTCTGCTTTGGCCACATTTGCAGTGGCTGTATTTAGCCGCAACTCAGCCGCAACAATCTGATTCTCGGTTGCAAGTTCATTGTTTTTAAGGTCGTTCAGCACTCGCTGGGCTTCTACTTTCTCATCTTCGGCTGTGGCAATATCCTCGTCAAGTTGAGGAAGCTGCGCCTGATACTCCGCCTCGGCTGCTGTTAGTTCCTGCTTGGCGATTTTGAGATTCTTGATTGCAGCGATGTAGTCGCTGACAGACTGAATCATATCGTTGCCGAATCCTCGCCCGCTTATCTGCTCGTCTATGTCCTCCATAGCCTTGACAAGCGTTTTCATGTTCTCCGGCGAAAGATTCTGATTGGTGTCTATCAACGCTTGCATTTCAGCGCGCAAGCGTTTAAGTGAGCTTGTGGCTACATTGTCAAGATTCTCAAATATCTTGATATAGTCCTCGCTCTTGGTGAACTCCTCGAAATTTACCTTTGCCAAATCCTCGTCTTGCTTTCTCTGACTTTGAGCCGCAAGGCGGTCTTTCTCCTCCTGCGGAAGATTCGACTTGTATATCTCGGCTCTGCGCTGTGTCTCGCGGCTGATTATGTCCGTGCGCTGCTCCTCATAGTCTTTGGCTTTTGCAAGCTCTTTCTCCCATGTGGTGATATTGGAGGCGGCGGTTTTCTGCCCCTCATTGACTATGTTTTCTGCCGTGCTGCGGTTCTTATCGATGATTTGGTCTTGATACTTGTCGTATATGTCGGCTAGAGCCTTGTAGTTGATGCGCTGATTCGTCATGTCAAATACGGGAGAAAGGTCGATTTCGACATCTTTGTTCCCGCTCTTGAACACTTCCCGAATCTGCTTAACAGCGTCCTCAAACAATTCCTCGCCCGTTGAGCCGTAGATGCTCAAAGATACGCGGGTTGCCAGTTCTATATCCCCCGTCATCCCGAGTATCTTCTCATAAAACTCCTTCGCCGTCTTGGTGCGGGAAATGCGGTCGGAAAGAGCCTTTAGTTTTTTCTCCAACGCCTTTTGTAGAGAGTTAAGGTCTACATCCTCCAACTGCGCCACAGCCTCGTCTATCTCCTTGCCGATATTGGGGAAGAGCGGTTTGCCTTTCTTGTCGCGGAGCTTCTGCAACTCTTTCATCTTGTCGATGAAGTGCTGCATGTTTGATTTCAGATTCTCGTCGGTGAAAGGCAGTTCAAACTCAAAACCGTACTTTCCTGCGCGGTCTTGAAGCGTCTTGATTGTATTGGAGTATATTTCTTGTATCTTCTCGGCAGCCTTTGTCGCCCCAATCTGTTTCTCCAACTTGTGATACTCGTCGTAGAGCTTCTTGGTGAGCGAGATTTCCTCTTTCAGATTTTGCAGACGGGGGTCGGAGGTGCGACCGCCTTTGTTCTTTTTCTCATCAGGGTCATAGAACTCCTTGAATGTATTAAAAAGAGTTGTGAGCTGTTCAAGTTTTTTCTCGGATTCATCAATCTTTATATCTGTAAGGGGATTCATCAAACGCGCAAGCAATCCCCATTTAGCGGTTTTCTCACGCTCTTGGCGAAGTTCCTTTAACTTCTGCTTTTCCGATTCCATCTCATCCTTGATGCGAGTGACGTAGGTTTTCCAGTCTTCGCCAGATTGCATAAGGAATCGGCTCATTTTATTGATATTCCCATGAGCATCCGTTACAATCTGATAGCCTTTCTCACGAGCCAACTGAACTTTACTGTCCGCCGGAATAACATTTCCCCATTCCTTTTGCAGTGCTTTTAGTCGCATGGTAAGGTCGGGATATTTGTCGCCCACCGCTTTGATTATCGCGTCAAAATTGACCTTTGTTATATCCATAAGGTCATTAGGATTAACGCTATCTACGAGATGCAGCCATTCGGGTTGAAGCTCCACCGCCTTTTCTTGAATAGCCTTTTTCATGTCCTCATCGTTTAAGATAAGGTCGCGGACTCGTTTCATCGCAGCATTAGCCTGCATCTGCTGATAAAGGAATGTATTAGCATCTACGGCACGACCATCGGAATACCGATAAGTGGTATTTTGAAGCGACTCTTTGGTTTGTTTGATTTTCTTGTCAAATTCACCGAGCTGCCCCGTTGCCTCACGGTATTCCTCATTCATCCCCCTTATCTCATCTGCTTGGTCTGCATAGGCTTCTGTTAAAGCCGTAATGTTCGCAAAGCCGGTATTGCTGCCAAAAATATCTCGCTGAGTAAATTCAAATTCTTTTTTCCAAATCTTAGCTATCAGCTTTGTATCATCAACTCCGGCTTCCAGCATAGCCTCCCTGAATTTCTGATAAGTACTCTTGCCCGCTTGGGGTGCCAACTTCTCAAAAGCGGAAAAAAATCTTCCCACTTCCGTAGCAGACAATCCTTGGTCGTAGAGCCTTTCTCGCACGTCATTTTGTGCGTCTCTAATCTTCGTGCCGTAATATTCAAATATGGCACTTTCTGCTTTCTGACGTTGCTGTTCTGCAATATATTCTTTGATGGATTGTGTCAGTTCGTCATAACCGTCTTTCATCCGAGATAAATTCTCGATGGTAAGAGATTCTTGGGGAAGAATGTCTTTGTAAGTACGATTAAGCTCATCAAGCGCATCTTTTTGTTCCTTGCTTCCGTTAGCAGCTTTAACAGCTTTATCTGCAAGAAACTCAAAATTGCGCACACTTTGGTCTTGAAGCGTGGCAGTCTCGGTGTATATGGAATCTAACTCTCTTTTGAGTTTGCGGAAGTTGGTTATCGCTTCTGAAGTTTTATATATAAAGTCTATTAAAAAGGAGACCAATATGCCCATACCAATTCCTTTCAGAGCCGACTTGCCCAAAGACATGAACCCCATTTTAAGTTTGCTCTGCGCGGTGGCGTTTTTCTGTGCGGCTATTGCGGCGGCTTCGTCCGCTTTTGCTTTTGCAAGGCTTGAACGTGCCGCGTTTTGTGCCGCAACGTCAGTGCCTTTCATAGCGGTTGCGAGTTTTGCTTCCGCGATAATGCGCTCATTTGTTGCCGCAGTAACTGTTTTGGCAAGCGAGGTTGTTGCCATCTTCATAGCTCCCATAGCAGCCACAGCGGGAAGAATAGTGGTCGCCGCTGTAAGTCCAACCGCTTTCCAGTTTCGCATCAATTCGGTGAGCATTTGGATTGCTTCTTTCATGCCCTCATTGACAATACCCGTGTTGCCAATCTGCTCGTACATCACGGAAGCGGCATCTCCCAATTTTTGCCACAAGCCGTATAAGGTGTTACCTTGCTGTATCTGCATATTGTAAAACATACCTCCGGCATCCGTCATGTCGTAAAGCACCTCCTTTACCAACTCCCAAGAGATAGCTCGTTTTGAAATCATATCCATGACCTCTGCCGTAGATACCATCTCGCCGTTCATCTTGGAAAGTTTGATAGATAGTTCCTCCAACAATGGCACTCCCAATTCTGTAAATTGCTTGAGTTCACTTGCGCGCAGGTAGGTGGCTGTTCTCGTCTGACCGGCGGCAAGCACAATGCGTTGATAATCAACGCCTAATCCAACTGAAATATCGGCAAAGCGTTTTGTCATTTCAAACAGCTCGTCATACTCAATTTTGTATGCCGCGAGTTGCTTAGTGTATCTCGTCATGTCAAGAATCGACAATGGCGAGTTAAGCGCAAATTGTTTGATTTGCGAAAATATCTGCTCTCCTTTATTCGCATCCTGCAAAATCGCGCCGAGCGACACTCTTTGCAATTCAAACTGTGCGGTTACTTCTCTTACCGATGTAAGGAAATTGCCGACCATTGAAAATGACGCATATATAGCCATCTTCTTAATAAGTCGTTCAAGATAGCCGCTTTGGGCGCTATATGCTTTTGATGTTCTGTCAGCCTGTTGCGCCGCCCTCTGTTGCGACAATATCAGACGCCCCCCTGCTTGTCTTACACGCTCCTGCGACAGACGGAGTTTTTCATCTGCTTGCGCCACATCCTTTCGCAGTTTAGCGGCTTTAGCCATCTGCAACTCCGGCAACTCAATCCCCTTGAACTTCTGAATCTTCTCCATGATACGGGCAAGCTCTTTCAGCTCGCGCACCAAGTCCCTGATAACGGTCTTGTTCTCGGGGGTAAGTGGTGTTATCTTTAACTCCGCAAGCCGCCTCTTGACATCATCAAGATTGTCAAACGCCTTGGTGTCAAATTTCAATTTGACATTCAACGTCCGTTTCTGAATAGCTTTCTCCAACTTGTCGGCATACTTGCCGTCCCAGTCTTTAATCGCTGCCTCTACTCCTTTTTCAAGGTCGAATACTATCGGGAATCTTAAATTTTCCGCCATTGCTATAAGATTATCTTGTTATGAACAGAGTTGCATTGCTCCGCAGGAATTTGTAACTTTGCGCAAAAATCTGTGTATTATGGATGAAAAGCCTAAATCGGGATATGACCGATACAACGAATTGATTGAAAAGAAAGAATCGCGAAGCGACCTTAACATCGTCCCCAAAGCCATAGGAATAATGGGCGCGATTTGCCTTATAGGGGGAGTATTGTCAATTTTTAGCAAGCTGTTTACACTCGTAGAGTCCATTGCCATTATCGAAGGGTCATTCTTCCTTTTCGGCTTCTCAATCATCGTCAAAGCCGCCTGCAAGTACCTCGACAAACAATAAGAGGGTGTTCTTTCCATATCAATTCGTATAAAAACCACAAGAGCCGACCACCCTTTCGGGTAATCGGCTCTTGGCTCTATGATGCAAATATAGCGTTTTATCATCAATTACACAATAATATCTATAATTTAACTTTATATTATAGCTAATTTGCTGTTCTAAAACATGTTAAAATTGCCGCTGTTCCTTTTGCTGCCGAAGATATTATTGCTAATTTTGTTGTTGTTAATAGTAGACTAAGTGCTGTAATTGGAACTGCGGCACGTGTTTCTATAACTACTGGAGAGCATTATGAATTTGCTCTTTGGATTAAATGTAACCCCAAGCCTCAGAGCTTATGATACTTCTCGGCGTACAAGAAAAATTTTACAACTTATTGGAGAACCATTTTGGCGAAACCTTTGCCGTTTGCGTTCTTATTGTTGCAGCAATTCTTACGGGCTTAATATGGCTTTCAATATGGCTTTATAAGGTAGTCCACCTCAAAAAAGACATAGAAAAATTACCATGTGCCGAGCATAAATCCAAATTAGAACGCGTTATTGCCGTAGAGACAAAAATTGATGCACTACCATGCTCAGAACACATGGAGCAGATAAGACATCACGCAGAAGGACATAATTCTGTTTTGACGCGTCTTGGATCAATTGACACGACATTGTTGTTTTTACAAAAAGGAATTGACGGACTTAATCAATCTTTGCAAAAAGGCAATCAGATTATAACTGATAGTTTCACTCAATCCCATAGTCCATTGTCAATAACCCCAAAAGGATATGAAATGGTCAACCGAATGGGTATTTCGGAAATGTTTGATAGTAATTGGAAGCGAATAAAAGCGTTGATAGATGCGGAAAACGAAAGCCGCAATCCATACGACATTCAGCAATTTTGCATACAGCAAGCCGTTGTATTCCCCGAAAAATTTCTATCGGAAGCTGAATTGGATAAAATAAAGATAGACGCATACAACACAGGCAACCCTTTGCTTTCATATATGAGGGTGATTGCGGTTATGGCTCGTGACCGATATTTTGAAGAAAACGACATTGATGTTTCAGAGGTTGACGCAAACGACCCAACAAAATAAATAACTTACTCATAATAGGGGCGACGCATCACCGTGTCGCCCTTTTCTTTTCCTCCGCCATCACCTCGGCTTGAAGCTCCTCCGGCGAGAGCGTTTTCTTCACGCTCTTGACCCGACCGAAACCGAATCTGTCCATCATCCCCTGTGTGCGCTTCTCCTTCTGCTCCTGCGTCTCGTTGCGCCGTGCGGTCTCTTTCACCGCCTCGTAGTCGTAATCGTAATAACCCTTGTCGAGCAGCATAAACGTGATGTAATTCTCGGTATCTAAATACCAATACCGCAGCCACGACCAAAAGCCGTAATTGCCGTAGACCGCCTTTATCTTCTCGTTATCGGTCGCCTCGGCGAAAAGACTCCCTACTTGCTGTCCTCCCCCTTTTTCTTCGTAGCGTCCTGAGCCGCTTGCGCCTCCGCCGCCCTCCATCTTTTCAGCGTCTCTCTTACGCCGTCGCCAATTGGTTTCATAGAGAGCGCGAGTTGATGCTTTGTATTTTCCCAATTGGCTAAAGAAAAACCCACTTCTTCATCGTTGAGGGCGGCATTGTTGATTGTGGCAGTGTGTTCTTCGTAGCGGAGCATAAGCCTCCGCCATGTCAGGGCGAAAAGGAACGGGACAAACAGTGCCCGGTTGCCTAACAGATAGTAGGCGGCTGTCTTTGCGTGGAGCGTGTCGAGCTTGCGCTGTATCTTCTTTGCCTTGCGAAGCGGCATTGCTTCTTTCTGCTTGCCCGATAGCGCGTAAGCTTCAAGCTCGAGAGTATGGATGCGCTCTCTCACTTTCTTGCTCACCTGCCTCACGGTATAGGTCTTGCCCCCGACGGCTATCACCCTCGGAAAGCCGTGCTTGATATGCTCCCTCGCCGCCACCATTCTGTCAAGCTCCTCGTCGGTAAGCTCCCGCGGCCTCTCCTTATCCTCTGCCATTGTCATTCTGTTTGTTTTCTGCCCCGAGCTTCAGCTCGGAAATCATTAAAAGGGGCGGCAAAAAGCTACCGCCCCTCGATGAAAAGACCGTTATGGGTTACGCGCCGGTTTCCGCCTTGGGTTTGCCCTTGCCCATCATGAACGTACCGCAAGTCTCCGTGTCGATATACTCCGCGGTGGCGGTGATGTGCAGTCGCCACAGCTTGCTGTCGAGCGAGAGATTGCCGACAATCTTCGCTTTCGGAAAAAGAATCCACTTGTTTGCCTCGTCGTTGAAAATCGCGATAGGCGCGGTAGTAACGGGAAGTTCCACAAACTTCATCACGTTTGCGAGCGATTCGATTGATGCCGAAGTGCCGGGAGTGGCAACCTTGGTCGCCTTCATGATTGCCTCCGCCATCTCCTCCGAAAGGTCGGCGATGTCGCAAGAGAACGCGTAAGTGCCCGCGGTCACGGTCGATACAATCGGATCGCCCTGCTCGTCCTTGATTACGTCGATGGTTGGCTCGTCGCCGTCCCACGATGTCGAATCCTCCACCACCTGACCGAGCGACATCCCGCTCGCGGTCACGTCGGCAAAGGAGGTGCTTTCGGTGTAGCCGCCGGTAGGCGCGTCGAAAAGCACGATGTCACTCTGTCCGTTGAAAACCTCGGTGACTTTTCTTGGTTTGATTCCTGCCATTGTTATATGGTTTTAATTGTTGATAAATTCGTCTGTCACATGCCACTCCACGTTGAGTATCGTAGTGGAGTAGCCGGTAGTGAGATTTGTCGTTGTCGGGGTAATCACGTTTGTGGGGTCGAAAGTGAACACGAAGCCCTGCGACACCTTGCGGTGAACGAGCGGAGCGACCTGCGAGAGTATCCTGCGGACTCTTGCCGTATTCACAGTCTGCCCGTCGCGTGTGCTGTTAAGCAACTTACAGCTAACTATCAGCATCAAGTTCCCCTTGAATAGCGCAGGGTCTTCGGTAAGTGACTGCGCCCCACCGTTCCATGTTACACTTAGGAAAGCATCATCCAATCCCTTGCTCGGCTGTTTGCCATCTGCATACGCTTTTAAGGCAAGGACGGCTACATCTCCCACGTGTTCCAAAGTCACCTTGCCGTCAAGCAAGGCGGCGAGTGCCACGTCGGGATTGAGGTCTGCGATTGTGCTCATGCCGTTATCGGTTGAAGTCCTGAAATCACATCGTTAAGCAAAGTCTGTTTCAACGTCTCAAAGAAGTTTACGCCTCGCCCTATCTTGGAGCCTTGCGTATTTATCTTGTAGGCGTATGGCACAGTAGAGAAAAGCACTATCCATATCCCCTTGGAGAACTGCGTCGCCCCGTCGGAAATAGCCGCTTGCAGCAGAGGTGAGCCGAATATACCTTTCACACCGCCGTCCGATTGCGCCTTTGTCGCTCTTGCCGTCGGTATAAAGTGCTGGATTGCTCCGTCGGCATACACGCCCACACCCGTAGCATCGTGTAAGTTGGCGGTATCTACCGGAAACTGCGTCGTACCGTCGGGCATTACGAAACTTCCGTCTATTACACCTACAAGCGTCTGAGCCACACTTTTCAGCATAGCCACAAGTTTAGCCTTGATAACACGCTCTGCGTATTGCTCAACGCCAACCTTGAAAACCTTGCTGTTATGTGCCGTGTAACCGCTCATTTCTCTACGCTCTGCTTTATCTCAACCTCCGTCACATAGTCGCCCGTGAGGTCAAGGGGCAAGTCATTTACAGACTTTACAACTCCCTTGCGGATGCGCCCTGCCTCGGTGGTTACGACTATATCGTCATTGGATTCCACCGCCACGAAACGAGGAAGATACACTTTGTCGTTGTATGTCATTATCTTGTTGAAGGATTGCCCTCCGCCTTGAAAATCACACTTATCATTGTATATCTCCTCGCAGATGGGGTTGTCCCATTCGTCCGTAGCTTCGGAAGCTCGGGTGATTATGCAATGGTCGTTGTAGCTCAGTTCGCTCATCGCCAGCCTCCTTTCGTGCGTAGGTTCGTAGCGTCAAACATACCTCCGCTGTCGGTCACTTCCTCGTCCACCTCCGCGCCAAGCTCCCTGCGCAACTTGTCGCCAAGTGCGCGGAAAGCCTCGCGGTCTTTGGTGGTGAGGGGGTAGCCTCCGATGGAGATTTGTCTGTTGCCGCGCTTCTCACTTTTCGTGCCGCCTGTGATTGCCGCCGACATCGAGTAGTAGAGGGTAGAGAGTGCGTAGTTTAGCGACTTGGCAAACGTCTCGTCCATCACGCCATCCACGATGTAGCTTTCCACCTCGTCGGTCAGCGTAACGGGAGCGATAGCCGTCGGTTTTGCCATAATCGGGGACAAAGCAGCCGATTCAAGCACACTGCGCTCAATCTGCGTGCCTATTCCCTGAAACTGTCCTCTTAGCCAATTCTCTACCGTCATACTCTTCTCTCACTTAGGATTTGGTGTAGTAGGTCTTGCCCGACTGCACGGTGGTGTCCTCGGTCAGCACATAGCTGTCGCCTACTTTCTCATAGTAACCCTGCGTCTTGGGGTTGCCGGTGGGAGAAGTCACTGCGGTGTAGGTGACGGTAGTGCCACTCACCTCGTAGTAGAACATCTTCTTCGGCACGGTAGGCACGGCAAGGCAAGTCAGCTCGGACTTCCACTTCTGAGTGCGGTTATCCTTGTCGTAGATATACTCGATGATACCCTTGCCGTCGAAAATGTCGCCGAAGATGGCGGATTTGTCGGGGCGCACGGGTGCCACGTTGTAAATCTGTCCGATGATGCCCGAGGGACGCACGAGAATCACATCTTCGTCGTAGGGCGAAATCGGTGCGACATCGTAGTTCTTGTTTGTGGAGTTGAATGTCTCCTGACCTACCACATTGGTATGCACAATCAGCGCGTCAGCACCGATGGCAGTCTGAATGAATGTCTTGGCGTAGTCGATGCCGTTCGTGAGAATCTTTTCCCATCCTGCGGTCTGTGCTGCTGCCTGGTCTTTCTGATTGGAAAGCGAAAGCGTGCGTTCTCCGGCGAAGCCGATACGCTGCAACACTTTGGGGTGCTTCATCAGACGGAGATAGGTGGCGTTATCCATCTCAACGACCACGTTGGTGTAACCGCGATATTTGTCGGTCTTGAGGTCGTAGATTTTCTCCATCAGCACCTGAATGGGGTCGATGGTAGTGACGTAGGTAACATTACCCGATGCGTCCACGCTATACCAGCTCTCTTTCTTGATGTTGGCTTCGGGGATGTGCGACTTATAAGTCACGCCCTGCAAGCCTCCGGGGTTGTTTGCCGCGGTCAGCGTAAGTTCGCGCTTGAACTTCATCTGACCTACCTGATAGGTAACTGAGTTGCGGTGACGGTCGGGGAACTGCTTCATGCGGTCGAAAAGACGGTTCCACAGATACTCCTTGATGGAGTTTTCGGGGATTTCGCCTCTGAGTGCGCCGAGTGTCGCGGCTTTGTTCGCCTCTATGAGTTCCTTGCGGTAGTCCTCCTCGCCATACACCTCTAACCATTTCTGACGTGGAATCGAGCCGGTGTATTTCTTAAGCGTGGTCTTGCGCCCACGGGGAGTCGGGTCTGAGTAGAGGTCTACATAAGTAGCCATTGCGCTCAGTATGCCCTCACCCTCTAAAAACTCATAGTCGAAGTCAATCTGAGGGTCAGCCCACTCAAAGCCTTCGATGTCCAGCCCCTCTGTTTCGCGGTCTTTCAGCGCGGACTCGTAGTAGGTCTGGAATGTCTTGTGTGACGCGAGGCCGAGAGTTCCAGCCAAGTCGTCAAGTCCTAAAAATCTTGTGTCCATTGCTTACGATTCTTTGATGAAAGTGATTGCGCCTTTGAGGGCGGTTTTCTGTGCGGTTGTATAAGCTGTGCCTGAATAGCGGTCTTCAAGGATGCGGCCGCGAGTTACGATGGTGAGGGTGCAGAAGTCTGCGCCCATCGTTACATCGTCAAGGGTCAGACCGATAGGGGCCGAGCCGTTGAGTGTGGCTTCGCCGCCGGGCTTGCTTACCGAAATCGGGGTGCCAGCAGGGATAACCTTGCCCTCGGGATAGCTGTCCGATTTTTTCAGCACCGCGCCTGAGGGGTAGCGTTCGTACACGTCAAGCCAAAGCACCACTCTTTCGACCTCTACGGGTCCGGCAGATGTATTCCCGAAGGAATGTCCGTAATTTGCCATGATTTGTCGGTGTTAAGTTAAACTTGGGTTAATTCTCGGCAATCGTCACTCCTTGCCCTGCACTCGCCCTGACTTCTGATAGATTTTCATTACCTCGGTCATGTCGAGTTCTGCTTCGCCTCCCGCGCCGCCGTCGCTCTGGAACGGCTTGGTGGTGTCAATGCCTTTCTTGCTCACGCGCTCGTTGAAAGTTTCCTTGTATTTCGCTGTGAGCTGTTCGGCTGTCCACGTCTTGCCGATGCCGTTGTAGATACCCATTGCCATGTTGTAGGCATACTCGCTTTCGTCGGGATAGCCTTTCGCATAGTCCCATGTGGCTTTCAGCTCTTCAAGAGCGGCTACTGCCGATTTCTGCGACTGTGCTGTCTCAAAGTTGTTCAGACGCTCGGTTATCGGATTCAGCTTCTTGTCAAGAGCCGCCTCGATAAGAGCCGCGATGTCGGGAGTGTCCTGCGGTTTCGGTTCGGGATTGGATTCGGGTGGTTGGTTGCCGGTGTCAGAGGGTTTCGGAGTAGGCTCGGGCTTCGGTTTGTTCTCGAAAGCACGGAGCTTGTCGTTCACGCTCTGATACGATTTGAGCAGATTGAGTGTGTTTTCGCTGTTGACGAAGCCCTCAATCGCGCTCTCGTCTGTGATGAAAGTTTCTACGGAAGCGGCTACCCTTTCAAATACCTCGTCACCAATACCCAGCTGTAACTGCCCGAGTTCCTTGTTTGCCCTCGTTCCGTACTTCTGTTTAAGTGCTTCCTTGATTTTTTGCTTCATTATCAATGAATTGTGGTTAAACAAAAAGAGCCGACTATCCCGTGAAGGACAATCGGCTCTGTGGCTCTAATTCTATTTGTGGCGCGGGACGGACTCGAACCGCCGACCTTTGGGATATGAACCCAACGAGCTACCGCTGCTCTACCGCGCTATGCCTAAAAACCAACAGAGCCGACAAATGCATCGCTGCATCCATCGGCTCTGTGGCTCTGTGGTTAACAATCTTTTTTACCTGTCGAGGCTGTACTTCCGTAGGTCTATCGGTATCTCTTTACCGCATTTCTTACAGAATAGATAGACCGTGCCGCGCCCTACCAAATCCTCGTACTTGGCAAGCAATTTCGGCTTGCGACCTAATTCCGCACATCGCGGGCAATATATTCCTGCCTTCATACAATTTTCTTCTGCGTGCAAATATAATATTATTTAGTAGATTATACAAGAAAAACTATAAAATAACTTTAGATTTTATTATCTTTGCACCATAATCAGAGCCGCAGAGCCACTTGACCCCATCGGGACAGGTGGCTTTCGCGGTTTTTAAGCATCCGTGAGTATGAAAATCAATTACAGCGATACAGAGATATAATGTTCAGACTGCTCAATTCTGACATACAATTTCCGGCACTCTATCCCCGCGTAGAGCGCAAACTTGCCACGGTCAAAAGCAAGAGCAAAACGATTGTGGGAGGGTTTGAGTTGCGCCATAAAATAGACTACATTCCGCAGGTGGGGCTTCAGGAGAATGTATGCGCCTCGGAGTGTAATCTTGTGTTTATGTGCGGACAAGGCACGTCGGGCAAGACTTTCTCCATGTACCTTAAAGCACTTTCAGGCGTAGACAAGCAGGATTTCAAGGCTCGTCTTATCTCCGTCCGTGCATTGGACTCCAAAAAAGGTTCGTCAATTTTCACGGACGGTGTAAAGGTCTGCGGAGGCTTTGCTGGATGTCAAGCAAGTTCATCAGATATTCCCTCGTTTGTATGGCCGCAATGGAACTCAAACCTCCAGCTCATACACTCAAATTTCAACTACGCCAATCCCGACGAAAAAAAGCTGTTTGAGGACTACGCCAAGAAAAATCAAGCTTCGCTGATAATGATTGACGAGGCGACCGAAATGAATCACTTCGGCATGTTCTCGTTTTGGTTCATGCGTAACCGCGATGATTCGGGTATGATTCCGCAGATGATTCTCTCGTTCAACCCTCTACATGAGCATTGGACTACGGAAATGTTACGTGACGCAGGCTATCTCGGAGCGGACTGGTATCTGCGCAGGGATATGATCGGCAAGATACGCTATTTCTATGTTAAGGGTGACACTCCGGCTGAAATTATTTGGGGCGACACGCGCGAGGAAGTTGTAGAGAAAGCCAATCCCCGAATATCGCAGGAGGACAGAGAGGCGGGACTTACCGAAGCCGATATGGTGAAATCGTTTACCGTGTTTACCGGCACTGCCGCAGATAACCGCGAGCTTGTAAACGCCACAGGTGGTCAGTCAGTCGCCAACCTCCACGCTGTCGGCGGAACACAACGCGCCATTGTCGGAGAGGCATACTTCGGTCCGGTGGAAAACGAAGAAATCAACGTAAGCCGCTCAATGATCCATTCGTTGTGGGAAAACCCGATTGGCAGCAAGGATGCTAACGTATATGCCACAATGGATATTTCCAAAGGAGGCGTTGATTCCGACGGCTGCCCCTGCATCATTTGGAAAGGCTTGCAGATAATAGCCATTGAGTTTTTCCGAAAAGACACCGAATCCGAGGAAACACATCAGTTGGAGAATTTCATAAACGGCATACTCTTTCGCTACAACATACCAATCTCAAACTTCGCCTACGATGCAAACGGCATTGGCGGTCTGATTGAGGACTTCCTAAAAAAGGGGGCGAGAGGCATTAGCGGTCAAGGACGGGTAGAACAGGAGTATGACGAGAATGGTAATCAGGTAACGGTAGCGAGATATTTCAACCTCCGCTCGCAACTTCTCGGTAAGACAGAGATAATGCTGAAAAAGGGAGAAATCTCCGCTGGCGTAAGCAAAGACCTTGTAATCCCCTACGGCAAGAAAGGACAACGCCGCCGTCTAATCGACGTGCTTTTCGATGAAATCAACGTGTTCATCACAACCGACCGCAACGGCAAAATCTACTACCGCAAGAAAGAGGAATACAAGGACAAATTCAAGTCCTCGCCCGACCTAATGGACGCTATTTCCTACCGGGCAATCTTTGAACTCGACACACGCGAGAGGAAACAACCCACTCCACAAGTCGCCTCGGACGCATACGACGCGCTCTATCAAAATATAAACTACGGATGGGGAAGCCGACGGATTCATAGATAATTCAAAATTCAACAAATATGAACAAACTCGATGTAAACATTAGCCAACATCTTAAAAAGCAATACTGGAAACGCCGCGTGGTAGGCGATTTGCCCGTGCCACCACCGACCGACAACGGACACTATGAATTTCCAGTCAACGAGCCAGCGGGTGTAAATTTCCGCTATCTCTCGCAGGAGGACTTTATGAGGGAAATAGAGCCATCGGCTCACGACATAAATTCAAAATACCAAAGCACTCGCCCTATCCGAGAGTTATTCGATGTCAAAGACGCAGAGGGGCAACCGATACTTGATAAAGACGGCAACCCCAAAAAGGAGTGGCGCATTGTAGGATTCGACGATTTGGAAACCACTCGCTACGGCTTGCAGAAACGAATTGCCCTCACCAAAGCCGCACATTTCGCCGGAGAGGGATGGGGAATCTACAATGAGCAATCCGATACATCAAAAGAAGCTCACGAACGTTTCGACCGCCTGAACTCATGGAAAGATGTTGCGGGATATGACAATCTGTTTATGGAAGCGGCTCTTTCCTGCTTTCAGACCGGCGACTTCGGGTGCTACCCCTATGTTACCCCCGACGGCTCTATCGAATATATGTCATATTCCTACCTCGACGGCTACGAGATATTCCCGGACATTGACGAGAACCGCAATGAAGCTTTCTATGTATCGTATTCCCTCAAAGGTCGCCCGGCGGTTGATGTATTTAAGGTTGACGCAATCGAGACATGGGTTCAGGCAGATTTGACAAACACCGAAAACAGCGGAGTGCAGTCATGGTTCAGCAAGGTAAAAAATTGGTTCAAGAGTCGCGACTTCGCCGTGAGCGAGGACGGTTGGCATCGAGTAGCCCGGCGTGAGACGCAGACGCCCGCCGGATTGGGGCAATTTATTTATTGGCGCATACCCGATATTCCCAGCGGTGTGGCTCAGGAAGATATATCGGCGTTGGAACGTACTGCGTCTTACGTTGCCGAGGGTGTCAAGGCTACGACATTCGACACACTATTCATTAAGGCAACAAAAATAAAGAACTTGCCCGGCATAGGCGGCGCAGGAAATGTGATTGGCGTGGAGGGCGATGTGGATTCCGTCAAAGCCGCCGACGCCAAACGCATCGCTCCGAGCGATGTTTCCAACGTCGCTACAATCGACATCAAAGAGAAAAAGGATAGCATACTTCACTCAACACTCTCCGTCATCGTTGATCCAGAAGTGCTTCGCAGTGGAGCCGATTCGGGGGCAGCCATGAAACTCTGTTTCAACGATGAAGTGAAGTGGTGTATGACAATGCAGCCTCACTTCTACAAGCCGCTCAAAAAACTTGTCGCAATTCACAAGGCGCTCGTAGCTAAAATCGAGGGCGACGGCGAGTATATGAAAATACGTTGTTCTGTCGGTATGAACATTTGGATTCCCCAGAACTTCAGTGAAAATGTCGAAAATGTCTGCAAGCTCAAATACGCGGCTATTCTCTCCGCTGAAAATTCACGCCATGAACTCGACATCAACTACCCAGACGATATGAATATTATCCGTAAGGAAGTTGAGGAAGATTTATACCAAAAGACTTTCGTGCCACTTAAAGCCAAGTATGAGGCAGAAAAAAAGTATGGCATTGCAGATGTGGCTGACGATGTGATTGTCAGTGAAAAGGACGATGCAAACCCCGATAAACCGCAAGACCAATCAAGGCAAGGCGTGACGAACCAAGCTACGAGACGTTAGAAAGGACATGGCCGAATAAGCAAAGGGCGCAAGGTCAATCCCTGCGCCCTCGTTTCTGTTCCTACGCTTGGCAGATCAGAACGGTAATGGGCCTCCCATGCTGTCCGTCGGTGCTTGTGCCTGCTGATAGACGGGCTGCTGAGGCACAGGTTGCGCACCTTGACGCTCCACTTTCCATGCGTTCAGCTGGGTGAACCACCTGCCGTTCCATTCGCGGCTTTCCGCGTCGAAAGACACTTTCACTTCCTCGCCGACATTCGGGCACTCGTTCACCTTGTCGCCGAAAAGCTGCATACACACTTTCTTCGGGTATTGCCCTGCGGTTTCGATTACGAACTCCCTTTTCTGAAAGGCTTTGCCCGATTTGCTTGTGCCGCTTACCAAATCTAAGACAGCAACTGTTTTTCCTTGTAATTCCATATATTTGTTGATTAATTCTCAATTTTATTATTCAGAATATCCTCCATGCGAACATCATTCTTGCTATCAAGTTCCTCTATCACGTTTTGCGGTATATCGAGCAACTTGCAGGGGTCGTATTTGAAGCCTCGTTCCTCCGCATAAGCCTTTGCCCGACAATAGGAACAATCATCAAACACGCGCCCCTCCAATATCTGCGTTTCTACAAACGCACGATACCGACATTCTGACTTACAACGAGCCATAAGTACCCTTACGGGCTTTATCTGCTGTTCCTCGTCCTCCTTAATCAGTTTCAGCTTAACAGCAATATCCGCAATCAGCTTAATCGTTTCGGGGTCTAAATCCTCGCCCTTTTCCATAAGCGAAAGCGCACGATTCACAAGCACTTTGAGAGCGTTATCCTTGCGGGAGTCATTGATAACATCGCTTGTTGCAATCTTTACCGTCCCCTTTGTCAATGCCTCCAAATGCGCCCTCATAGCATCCATATATGCTATGTTGTTCGGGTGCGAGAAAAACATCCGGCACTCACTTTGTCCCGCCTTATTCAGTTTTCCGTTCTTATCAAGCAAGTGGCGATTGAACAAAGCATAAGCCGCCGAATTGGAGCAACCGTAGAGAACTACATACGACATCATATCCTTTTCCGCCTTAGTTTGCTTGAAATCGTCGTTGTTAGCCGGACGGTGGAACTGTATCTTTTCTGTTTCTGCCATATCACTTCATTTTACGTAACTGATAAATCGACGCATCGAGAACGCGCCCGATAACATAAGGCGACGGCATGGTGATATTCGCCCCTCTGCGCCACTTCTGAATGTAGTGCAACGCCTTGGCAATCTCGCTCGGCTTTAATTTTGTGTGGTCTAACTCGCATTGGTCGCCGCAATACGTACTGTGTCCGACAAGCTCGCAATATCCGAAGCCGTCCGAACATTCAGGGTCGCGGAAACAACAACCGTTACCACAGCACGGTATTCTACAATCGCTCATATCGCTTCACTTGCTTTATATACACATCTTACTTTTATCCCATAGATAGCCCTCATCATCTTGACCTTTAAGACAAATTCTTTCGGCAGCATTTTCGGGCTTATCTTCACATCTTCAATAATACGCTCGCCGTCTTTCGTGTAGGCAAAATCGGCGGTGTAGGTGATCGGGAGCTGTGCCGTCCGCTCGCAAATCTTGTCCTTTGTCTTTAAGTGTTTGACGTAGGTCTCTGTGATTTTAGGGATAAGCTCCCATTTCGGCTGCAATTCCAAATCGGAAATGATGCCCTTTTCTTGCGCCTCTTTCAGCACAATATATCGGTCCTTTTCACGCTTGCTGTCAAACGTGTGGCCATTGAAAGACACCTTGCTATTGCCGTATTTCGGTCTGTTCACTCTCATTCCTTTTCGTAGTCCATTATGTTATCGCAGTCAATTTCATCAGTAGAGTTATATTTCACACTGTCCTCACCGACGGCTATTGTTGTTGTGTATATCTCATCGCTTTGGTTGAAATCTACATAGATGCTTGCGTTATATTTCTCCAACAGCCCTTTCAGTTCCGATAGAAAAGCGGTCTTGGGGTCGTATGGAGGTTCGTCGCTATGCACGACCATATCAGCACATATCCACGTTTCTTCGCCATCATCGAAAAGCACCGTATAGCCATCGCAAACACCTATCGGGTCAATATCAATACTTGTTATAACCCCGAGCGCACCGTTATCGGTACACATCACACGGTCGCCTACATTGAACTTCTTCTCCATACTCATTCTTCTATCGGTTTTACTTCTAATAAAAGTGCTTCCTCTCTACTGAAACCATCTTTCCCTATCCCCTCAACTATCGCCCACGCCTCCCAACGCTCCATCAGCTTGGAAATTGTCATATTCTCGCCATAGATACTGCGGAGCATAAAGGTAAATTCCGGCGAGTTGATGCGGAAACGGCAGATCTGCACAATCCGCATATCAGTCCGCTTCCATGTACTCTCGAACAAAACCCAATCTCCCGGCTTTGCTTTCTGTAATGCTTGGTTGCAGTACATTCCAATCGGGAGAATTGCTTGCGCCACACTTCTCGTCTGAGGGGTCGGGTGCTGTATCTTTATCGGTCGGGGCATGGTATTTCGGTTTGTTGGTTCTCAATTACAGTACCGCAAGTAGGGCATCTTACGGTACAATCAACTCGCGTTATTGTGTTACGCAAGCCTCCCCACGCTCCATCATTTTGCACTTCATTCAGGTGCCAATTCGCATCCGTAGTGTCAAACTCAAATTCGCACTCGCAGATGGGGCATTTAGCCTTGTACCGCTTGATGTTCGGCTCTCTTGTTATCTTCTTTGCCATACTCAATTCCTATTAGCATTCACAACCGCCACGGCTCTGCGGAAGTGCAGCCACCATTTTTCTTTCAATACCCGCTTGCGCAAATCGTGTTCGCCGATGCGCTGATACTTGCTCGTCCGTGTTTCCACAAGACCCTCCAACGCCGCCGCCTCACTACGCATACGCTTTCCGCAGAAGCCTTGTATCTTCTCCACATAGCCATAGGTATCAACCCGCTTGCCGCCCCACCATATACGCCGTTCCTCCATGAATGTGGTGATTGTGTCGGCGTTTGGATCGGCAAGAAAATCCTCCACTCCCATATTGTAGAAATCCTGCGCCACGGGAAGTATGCAAGAATAGAAATTGCTTCGCGCCCACGCACCCATGCGGATGAACATTTTGCGGATAGGCTCGTAAATCTTCATAGCCTTTGCCTCTCGCTGGAGAGTTAATTGCCAATCAATCTCATCGAATATGAAGCCATCGCGTATCAGCCCGAAGTTACCGGGATAGTTGGTCGTTTCGATATGCTCACGACACAACCCCTCGTCGTGAGAGTGTTGATAGCCGTCCTCTACGCCGAGTTTGTAAACCCGGTCAAAGAGCGTTATTAGCTTAGACACATCCTTAGCCTCTATGATAGGTTGCGTAGCCATATCAGTAAATCCTTTCCGCCAGCCACCCTTGCAGATAAGCCGACGCTTCAATATCGTTTACGTTAATCCACTCCATAATGCGGTCAACGACGTGCCGCGTTTCGTGAGCTAATATATTGCGGCGCATTGCCTCAGTCTTGCAGGGATAGAGGATAACGAGCAACTTCTTCATACGCAGATTGCGGTATGTGTCGCCGCCATTGGTCGCCTCGGTCTTGATAGCGTTGATAACGTCGGCGTAATTATCGCCGTCGATATTCAGCTCTTTCAACACCTTTGCCATAGGCTCATCATCCTGCTTGCCCTCAATGTCGGCAAACAGCACCGTATAGTCGTAGATAGGTATTTTAATCCGTTTCAGCTTCATTCGCCCTCCTTGTCCTCGTTCAGAATCTCGCGCATCATTTGTTTATCCGCCTCCAAAGCCGCCTTAGCCTCTTTCTTGTTCATCTGCGACCGCTCTACGACGGATTCCATAAACGCCTGACTCGCCATTTCCTCAGAATCGGTAACGGCTTTTGCCTTTTCTGCGCCCTGCTTCATCAGTCGCTCATCACGGGCATTAAAGCACGTCACAAGGTCTTTGGCAAGCGTTTCGTCCTGATAGCACTCCTGCGTCATGCGCCAAAGGAGTATGCAGAACGCCTCCAATTCGCGCGTGTTGCCTTGATTGATTGCCGCCATGAGGTAGCCGTAGGTATGACACGCGCCTATTTTGTAATCGAACGCTCCATTGTGGGCGTACATCCGCATATAGCACTTCTTGATGTCCTTCTCGTTGACGTAGAAGTCAACAATCACTGCTCCGTTGGCAATCTCAATGTGATGCTTCGGGGCGTTTTTTAGTTTAAGTCTGTTGCTCATTTCAATCTTTCTTTATTTGATTAGGGCGAGAAAACCCACTGTTTCAACCGTGGAATGATAGCCCGTTTTGTTGATATTTTCCTTACTAATTGATTGCATATTTGATAATTAATTAGTATCTTTGTGTATGATTTCGTACAAATACAAACTTTATAACTCCAAGCGAAACAAACATCTTTCGGCTTTGCTGAGAGATGCTTCCTTTGTATGGAATCATTGCCTTGCGTTGCAAAAGCGTTACTATCGGATGTTTGGTAAGTTCATCAACGCTAACCGTCTTAAAACGTATTTTGCAAAGCGATACAAGATGTGTCGTCTTCACTCGCAGACCGTACAGGAGGTGATTGAACGTCTTGATACCGCCTACAAGCGGTTCTTTGACCATATCGCCAAGCGACCGCCAAAGTTTAAGCGAGCGAAAGACTTTGCATCCATCGTATTTAAGCAGGGCGGTTACAAGATAGAAGACAACCGTCTTACGGTGAATAAAATCGAGAAGACATTCAAGTTCTTTCTCAGCCGACCCTATGACGGAGCGATAAAGCGACTTGTCATCAAGCGAGACACTATCGGAGATTTCTATATCGTGTTGGTTCTCGACCGCCCCGTGAACACTATCGGAAAGACACATGAAGGTGCATCCGTTGGTGTGGATTTCGGTCTTAAGACCTACATGACGCTCTCCGATGGCTCTTGTGTTGATAATCCGCGATTCCTCCGCAACGACCTCAGAAGACTCCGCAAGGCATCCCGCAGGCTTTCTCTCGCGAAGAAAGGAAGCCACAACCGTGAGCGCAGACGCAAGGAATTTGACCGTATTCACCGCGCAATCAGAAACAGGCGTTCCGACTATCAGTGGAAGCTCGCTCACGAACTTTGTAAAAGGTACGATACTATCTGCCTTGAAGACCTCAATCTTTCGGGTATGACTCGGATGTGGGGTCAGAAGATGAATGACCTCGCCCATGCGGAGTTTGTCACCAAATTGGAGTATGTCGCCACCAAATATGGCGTTATCATCCATAAGATTGGCAGATATTTTCCGAGTTCCAAATTGTGTTCTTGCGGTCATGTCAATAAATTGTTAAAGTTGTCCGACAGGTCTTGGGTGTGTCCTTGCTGTGGTGAGGTTCACGACCGCGACCTTTGGGCATCTCAGAATATTCTTCGGCAGGGCATTGCCGAGTTGGAGAGCGGTAGTAAGACTTCCAAAGCCAAGCGAGGGAGCAGTCGCGTTCGCATCCAAGAATCCCATTGTCTTTAGACGTGGGAGTATGTCAACATATCTTCTCATTCTCGCGCAGTCGCAGTCGGGAGTGCAGAGAATATCATAGGCAATCGTCAGTGCGCCTTTGCTATAATAAAGCGACTTTTTACAGCACAAGCCGCTCAATACACCATAATGCTTACACGCTTTTCTGTACGCCTCGCGCTCCTTGCTCTCAATCATTCTCGCAAAGTTTTTCTACATACAATCCGTTGTCCTCCCGATATTTCTTGATTTTCTCAAACATCGTTGAAAACAAATCATCGTCTTGCATAGAATGGGTAGGCATCCATATCGGCATTTTGCCGCACATCATAAAGCCGTACAGACCGCGCAACTGCATCTTGTATTTCGACAATTCCTCCTGTTGCATCGCGATTGTGTCCGCAAGTTGCTTGATTTTCTCGTCTTGTGTCATATCACTTCCTTTTCAACCCCTCCACAACCGCTTTGGCAACCGAAACGGCATACGCACCAATATCCTTGGGGCGATTATCCATCTTTTTGTTTACTATTTTCAACGCCACCTCTTTGGCGAGGTCGGCGGCGTATGCGTCCCAATAGCTGTCCGTGAGGTCAACTTCTACGGGGATTTTGATAGTGTGGTTGGGCTTCTCCGACTCCGTCTGCTCCGTTGGCTCTATCTTGCGCTCAATCATATCGTCATTGATGCCGCCTATGCTTGGGTCTATATCTACTCTGTAAAAGCCGTTATCCTCGACCGCTGTTATGGTTGCTTCCTTGCTCGCAAACATCACCAGCATCCATCGAAAACTTTTATCCTTTACCTTTTGGAGTTCGTAGATGTTTTTGAACCTTACTCGGTCTCCAGCCTTAAACTTTGCCTCTTTCGCCTCCGCATCGACCTTGACGAGATACTTGGTCGGGATAGCGATTGGCGCAGAGTAAATAGGGCTATCTTCTATATCCAACCCTATTATTGCTGCATCGCCATCTACCTCGTGTACGGTGCTTTGATGTTCGGTATAATCAAAAATAGAACCTTTTTGATATACTCTCGGCGCGTCCTTTGACACCCTCACTGTGTCGCCTTGCTTGATTTCGTTACGGTTCATCTTCAATGCCTCTTTTCTTCGTTCTTCTAATTCTCTTTCCAATTTTTCAGAGTAAGATTCAACATATATTTCGGGGATTTCGTCAAGCATTACATTCGGGCAATCTACCGCCACTAACCGATATTTACGGTTTCGGTCGGGAGTTGGCGGGTCATTTTCGGTAATCGCATCAACTCTCCACAGTCTACCATCGGGTACGATATACTTTCCGATAACCTCAAACGCTCTGTTGCCTGTCTTAAACACGACAATATCGCCTAACTTGATTTCGTTGCTCATATTGTTCTGTAAATAAGTTTAATCTCGTTTATGTTATAGTTTTCCGTATCATCAACAGCATCGGAAAATCTAATCGTGACATTAGGCACGGTATCGCCCCCATAATAGGTGTCTATAATCTTACCATAAGACCCTTTGAGGTGATTTCTCGACATTGTTGTGCATACAATATCGCCATTTTGATACTTATTGGCTTTAAGTATCTTCCCAATAACCGCTTGCAATAGAGGCTTGTATCGGAGCGACCCGTATTCGCTTTTCAGTATCTCTATTTCTGCTTGCGTTAGTTCACTATTCATTTTTCAAAAAAGGCTCAAACTTTCGCCCGGCTGTGCGAGAACCGGGGTACTTGTCTGAGCTGTTAATATCCTTTTCCGAAGCCTCGCACGATTCGTAAGTGCAAATATAGTGTAATATTGTCAATTATGCAAGTAATTCTATAATTCAGATTTAGATTTTTGCAGACAAAAACCATAGCCAGTCCCTTGTCTGTGCTTGAAGCAACCCTTTTGCGAAAGCATAGCGGATAAGTCCGTGGGATATTTGCGTTTACTTCCCTCCATTTCACAATATGCCGAGTATTCAGCATACAAGTCTTTAAGGCTTCGCCAACAATCCAAATCCTTTTCCCCGACCGCCTCATACTCGTTCTCAGCCCACCATCGGCGCATATTGTTGCTCCCTGCCATAATTATCTCCTGCGACTTCTTCATATCCTCTCCCATCACAATATCCCCCTTGTTCTTGGCGAAGATGCGGTAGCCCTCCACAATCCAATGAAAGATATACATAAGAGCTTCGGGGCGAGTCAGCTTGTAGGTAAGGCTCGTGTCTCTGTCCTCGCCCGTAAACGCCCGTGTGGTCGTATGCACCACAAGCCGTCTGCGCTGTCCGCCGTAACTATCATCGTCAGTCTCGGGCATAGTGTTGGCACAGCATAGCAACGGAGGAGCGATCACCTTCACGGGCTTCTTGTCGTAAGGCACACGCCCCTGGAACTCCCCACCGCTCGCAAACCGCTTAAAGTCACCGCCCGAAAGCTCCTTGCCGTCCATATCGTCTATGAAGTTGGCTACCTTATTGGCGAGAGCCGCGATATTCACGTTGCGGTCGCTGTCCTTGAACAACTGACGGAACGAAAAGCACGAAAAATACTCCTTGCCAAACACCGAGGCTATAACATTCGATACAACGCTCTTGCCGTTTGCTCCGGGGCCAAGCAAAAAGAGCACATAATCAAGTGTAAATTGACTTTTATCGGCGATAAGTGCGCCACACCATTGCTGAAACACACTCCGGGCGTCCTTATTCGGGATAATCTCGGCGATTTTCTCGTCCCACAGCTTGCAGGGATTACCGAAAGTGCCGTATTTCTCCGCGCACTCGCGGTAAAGCTCGTCCTTATCCTTATATTCGAGGTCAAGCACGATAGCCGGGCATTGCTCCACAGCGGGCTTCACCGCCTTGCGCTTCTCCACGTCATACACGAGGTTTCTGAACGCCACATAACGCCGATTCGGGCGATAGAGATATTTGTCGCTGCTCGAAATGGTGTCAAGGCAGCTCATCGCGATAGCCTTTGCAGGGTACTCGTCATTGTATTTCTCGCCCAAATCAAGCTCGATAAACGCCCGCTTGAGCAATTCCTTTAAGAAGATCTCTCTGTCCTCCACACGCACGAAACAAACGCCGTTAAACGCATATATCGCGCTCTTGCTCCCGTCCGAGAGAAAGCGCTTCATCTTGTCCTCGCAAATAAGGTTACGGACAATCGCCCTCAATCGGTCAACGCGACCCTGATACACGTTCTTGTCGTATTTGCCGAGACCTCTCAGCTTCCCTCCGTCCTTGCCCTTTGAATAAAGCCGCTTATACTCCGCCTCCATCGCAGGGCAGAGCCAATCCAAGAGATAGCGATAGATTTGTTCTGAAACTAACATAGATTTTCGTAATCGTTAATACAAAGTGTGCCGTTCACCATATCCTCGGCTATTTCATCACACACGGCATCGTGCATGGCATCTGCCTCCATTTCCATATCGGGTTTATCCAACTCCCAATTTGAGGAAAATCCAATCCTTTTGGTTACGTCCACATCGTGATATTGGCTATCGTCTGCGAGAAACGCCATTGTTTCAAAATAGCGATTATGTCCGACAGTATCAAAAGCTACTTTGCCGTGTTTCCAATATTCTTGACGTTGGGCTATCGGCATATAACGTCCAACAGTAGATACTACCACCTTTTGCTCTCCGTATTTCAGCAAGGTGTTTCTATGATACAGACAGTCAGTGCTGCCAATGAAATGACCGCACCAACCGCGTTCTGTCCGTTTTACTTTTTCGCTCATATTCACTCCTTTATCAGTTCAACTCCGCATAGCATATAGTAGAGGCTTTCAAGCTCATGCAGGTATCTCAGTTTTAGTTGATTATAAAACCACCACGGATGTGCCTGCATTACGTTATTGTCAATGCGCATCATGTCGCAATACCAGCTATCAAAACCGATAGCCGAACTCATGCCTTTCCTAAACCCCAACTCTTTCAGCAATTCGGGCGTTATCGGGATAGGCTCAATCGCATTAGATGTAGAAGGCACGTACCCCAAAGACGAGAAGATTTTTGCCTCGTGTTGAATTATTACCTGAAAGACGTTAAACGGCGACCTGACGGGTCTTATTCCTACAACGCGCTCACGTTTGCCGTTGACAAGGATGTGTGAGCCAATTGTCAAAGTTTTTACATCTACTGCCATATCACAATATTGAATATAAATAAGACACTAATGCGCTACCCGCTTCAAACAATATGGGTATGCCAATCAGCAATGCGCCTATCCATGAGAGAGTAGCACTCCAAATCTTGTTGCTATATGGATTGTTGTGCCCCTCTATTCGGCGAGCGATTAAACCCACTGCAAGCATGAGCAATCCTATCAAGGCAATTACAATGGAAAACGCCAGCGTTACTTTTGTATTGTGCGCATTTACTACTGCCCCGCAGTCAAGTTGCCATGCTATATATTTATCAACTATACTCATATCATTCCCCCTCCTTGAAAAAATCCGCGCCGAAGATGCGCTCCATCCATATCCTTGCGGCATAGTTGGCGCATGAGGCACACTCAACACCTTTGTTCTTGCCGTAGTCCGACATGGCTTGATAGGCTTTCCTCACCCTCTCTTTCTCTTTGGGGGTGAGACGCGAGGCGAGAGGTAACTGCATAAGTGCCTCCGCTCCGCTGACAAAACAGTCCGTCCAACCGTCCTTATCATCGCAGGTGTCGCCGTTTATTACCTCGTTGAGATAATATTCGCTCGCTAATTCTTCTATTGTCTTGGTCATTGTTAATATTATTTAAAGTTTAATGGTGTTTTATATCGTCTCATTTCCTTAATTGTTATCTTTGCATAGCAAATTATTTCAAAACATCTACCGGCATGAAAGACAACGCTTTGGCTGTTGCTAATTATTTTGTGGATTTGGCCAAGAGAGACAGAAAGCCAATAACCCTTCTTGGTCTTGTCAAGCGTGTATATATTGCTCACGGCTTCTCTTTGGCGATATTCCATAAATCCTTGCTTGACCCTCGCTTTGACAAGGTTGAGGCTTGGAGATATGGCCCGGTTATTCCTTGTGTCTATCATTCTTTCAAACAGTTTCGCGCCAATCCAATAACTGAAAAGACAGATGTGATGGAGTGGAATGATAGTGATTGTACGCTAACATTCCATGCCCCAGAACTAAAGGATGGGGAAGCGAAGAAGATAGTCGAAATGGTTTGGAAGCGTTATTCGGGAATGTCCGACAGTCAGCTTGTGACACTAACACATAAGAAAGGAAGCCCATGGGATGTTTGTTATATCGAAGGGCGAAATAACGAGATTCCTGACGGTGTAACGGAATTGTATTATCGTAAAGTTGTTGAAGCGACCACCACCACCTGCTGATATGTCTGACCAGGAAGATATTCTCAACTGCCTTACAGAGGACACTGCGTCCGAAACGACCGTCAGTGTCGATGGTGAGATTCAGGAAACACAGCTTGAATTTCTGAAAGCAAAAGTCGAGCGTCTTAAATCCGAAATTAAGGATATTGAGCAAGACCGTCCCGAGCGCAAACGATTCAGCAATTACATATTCGCTTTTATGTGCATTTATGTGCTTGCGACTATTGTACTGGTTATACTTACTGGTTGCGGCGTACTGACACTCTCTGATACAATTTTGGTTACTCTTCTCACGACCGCACTTGCAGATGTGATTGGGGTGTTTACATTTGTCGCCAAATACCTTTTTCATCGGAGCTAACACATTACATTCATATCTTCTCAAATTTCAGCCCGAAACACCAACGGAGCATAAGCCGCTTGAATCGGGAGATGGGTTTATAGACTGATATTCTGCTCATGGTCGGTTCGTGAACGAGCTGACCTATCGGGTCGGGAAATTTAATTGTATTATACCCTGCCGCTTTCCAACCCGCTATGTTTCTTTCTCTTTCTTTGATTTTACTTTGTCCTATCATCTCACTCTCCTTTCTTTATCAGTTCCAGCGCGGATGCTATGCCCTCGCTCAACGCTTGATTATAGTTTGAGTAACGCTTGTTGAGCCTACGCGCTTCTTTGTGTAGATAGACCACATTACAATCATAGACTACCTCATTGACTGATTCCAACGTAGGGTAAACGTGTATGTTCCATTTCTCCCGCAGCCACTTCTGGGCGTGATAGAGTAACGGCGCATTGGCAATAACCTTGCCATCGGGATTGGTGAAACCATTTTGCGATTGGGTCGGGTGGAATACCAATATCTTTAAATCAGGATATTGCCTTTTTGTATCTTCGAGGCATTTGCGTTCCCATTCACGGTAAGACGTTGATAACCCCGTTGCGGCAATAAAGCCTGTCGCAACGAGGCTTCCCGGCAATAAAAAAGCATCTTTTGTATTAGGTAATACCTTTATCAGTTCGATGAACTTCGCAGCGTCGGGGTAGGCTTTCGCAAACATCCGCTGGAACGCGTCGGGGGCTACGCCGAGCGTTCCTTCCATCGAGGAATCCCCTACGGTGAACACTGTTCTGCGATTCGTCTTGCGGAACAATTTTCTGTATGCCTTTTTGAAAAGGTCTTTGATTTCCTGTTTCATATCTCTTGTTTTTGAGATAGGTTATAATCCAATTTAAGTTGCGCCTGAGCGTCCTTTACTCGCTTCACGGCAATGTCGTAATACTCCTGCATCAGCTCTATCCCGATACCTCTGCGTCCCGTGTTGGCGCAAGCGACCATTGTAGAGCCGCTTCCCATGAACGGGTCGAGAACAACACTATTCTTATCAGTTGAGTTACATACAAATCTCTCCATGAGGGTTATCGGTTTCTCTGACGGGTGTACTTTGGTTCCATATACACCCTTACACCCTCGAATGAGAGCCGTATCTCCCATGTGTCTTATATACTCCGCTTTGCCTTTACACATAAACAGAATAAACTCTATATCCTTTCTGTAATATTGTATCGGGGTAGCCATTCCTTTATCCCACACAAGGATGTTTAGCAAATGGAATCGAGCGCTTTTAGCAGATGATAAATAATCGCACAAATTCTTGTCATTAGTCATACAATAAAATTGTCCGCCATTGCGTAGTACTCGGTACAATTCCTGCATCCAAATAGATGTTTCGGGAATTTCAAAGAACTTGCCCTTGCCAACCTCTGCCGATGACAGCTTGGAAAACCTCACAATCTTCTTGTTATGTCCTCCGCCCACTAATTTATAGGGAGGGTCTGTAACGACGCAATCCACACTGCTGTCAGGTATTCCTTTCAGCAGTTCAAGGCAGTCGCCGCGCAGGAGG